GGGCGCGAGGTCGACAAGGACATGGGCGTCGATCACATGGGCGACGCTCTGGGCTATCCGATCGAGTATATGTTCCCCGTGCGTGAGATCAGCATTGCAGGCGTGTCGCTGTAGTGCTAGGATAAGTAACCCGTTACTCTACGATAGGCCGACCCTGAACCATGTCGCTTAGCCAGAAACAGCTCCAGACGTTCATCAAGCGCCGTCATCCGCTCTATGAGCAGATGCAGGCGCATTGGGACTTCCTCGAGCAGACCTATGAAGGCGGCCGGCAGTGGTTCGTCGACAACCTGCACAAATACCGCAAGGAGGGCGATCAGGAGTATCAGGATCGCCTCAAGCGCGCCTATCGCTTCAACCACACGCGTGAGGTGGTCGATCTGCTGGACAAATACGTCTTCAAGATCGACATCAAGCGCAACGAGGACGCGCCCGACTACATCAAGGAGTTCTGGAAGCGCTCGACGCTCAATGGAAGCCCGATCGCCGACTACATGAAGCGTGTGTCCAACCGCTCATCGACGTTCGGCCGGATCTGGATCGTGGTCGATTCGACGAAGACCGCCGATGTGAAGAGCGTGGCTGACCAGAAGGCGGCCGATGCGCGCTGCTACAGCTACATCGTCAAGCCCCGCCACGTGCTCGACCTCTCGACCGACGAACTCGGCAAGCTCAACTGGATTCTGATCTACGAGACGGCGCGCGATGACGCAGATCCGCTCACTTCGAGTGGCGAGATCATCGAGCGCTACCGCCTGTGGACGCGCGATGCCTCGCAGCTCTTCACGGTGGTGTATCAGCGCGGCAAGCCGATCATCCTGGTCGATGAGCCTGTCGCGCACGGTCTGGGCGTGGTCCCGGTGTTCGCCGCCGACAACGTGATTTCGGACGAGCCCTACACGTCGCCCGCGCTGATCGCCGACGTCGCGTATCTCGACCGGGCGGTGGCGAACTACCTCTCGAACCTCGACGCGATCATCCAGGACCAGACGTTCAGCCAGCTCGTGATTCCGAGCCAGGCGATCCCGGCGGGCGACGAGGGCTACGACAAGCTGGTGGAGATGGGCACCAAGCGCATTTTCACGTATGACGCGACCGGTGGCGGCAAGCCCGAGTTCATCAGTCCGGACGTGAAGCAGGCGCAGCTCATCGTCGCGACGATCTCCAAGATCATCAACGAGATTTATCACTCGACGGGCCTCGCCGGCGAGCGCACCAAACAGGACAACTCACAGGGCATCGACAACAGCTCCGGCGTTGCCAAGGCGTATGACTTCGAGCGCGTCAATTCGCTGCTCACCGCCAAGGCCGATTCGCTGGAACAGGTCGAGCGCCAGCTGTGCTACTTCGTCTCGCTCTGGAACGGCAAGAGCGACGTGGACTTCGCGCCCGACGCGACGGCCGCCGATAAGGTCGGCCAGATGGTTGAGTATCCGAAGGACTTCGATGTCCGCGGCCTCTACGACGAATTCGACATCGCCGCGCGCCTCGCGCTGATTGACGCACCGGACGCGATGCGCCGTCAGCAAATGGAAGCGACGATCGACAAGCTGTTCCCGATGCTCAAGCAGGATCTCATCGACAAGATGAAGGCCGAGCTCAAAGCATGGCCGCCGAAAGACGTTTTGGCGGCGCCGGGCGCAGGTGGTTCGCCTGTCTCCTCGCAAGAGATTCAAAAGACAGGCGGCAAGCAAGTCGCCGGGCAGATGTTGAACCCCGGCAAAGCGGCATAAGACCCCGGCGGGTCGAGTGACCGGCCCGCCACACACAACCGACGGGCAAGAGAACGCCCACTGAAAGGCAACACACGATGAACGCACTTCTTCGCAAGCTCCTGATGCAACAGGGCTACATGGACTCCCAAGGCGCCGAGGGCGGCGCAGGCGGTGGCGGCAATGCTCCGGCCAATGCTCCGGCAGGCGACCCGCCCGCAGGTGGTGCAGGTGGCGCAGGTGAGAACACCGGCAAGGCCGGCGGCGCAGGCGGCCAGGGTGGTCAAGGCGACCCGGCTGGCGGCAAGCCCTCGGACGAGGAAGCTCGTCTGCTCAAGGAAGTGATGGACAAGAAGGACAAGCTGAAGAATGCCCAGACGGCGCTCGAGCAAGCGAATGCTCGGCTGAAGGACTTCGACGGCATCGACGCCGCGCAGGTGCGCGCACTGCTGAAGGAAAAGGCTGACGCTGAACTGGCGAAGCTCGAAGCGAAGGGCGAGTGGGATCGCCTGAAGCAGCAGATGGCCGACCAGCACGCCGCCGACATCGCTGCGCGCGATCAGGCGATGACCGCTGCGCAGTCGCAAGTGTCCGAACTCCAGTCACAGATCGCGGAGCTGACCGTGGGCAATGCCTTCGGCCAGAGCAAGTTCATCGCCGACGAGCTGACGCTCTCGGTTGCCAAGGCACGTCGCATTTACGGCGCGCACTTCGAGTTCAAGGACGGCGCAGTCGTCGCCTATGACAAGCCCGCGGGCGCCAAAGAGCGCACGGTGCTGGTCGATTCGAAGGGCGAGCCGCTGAGCTTCGATGCGGCGCTCTCCAAGCTCGTCGATGGCGATCCCGACAAGGACACGCTCATCAAGAGCAAGCTGCGCGCGGGCGCGGGCTCCAGCACCAACCCGGCGGCCGCACCGAGCGCGAAGCCCGGCGTGAACGCACCGCTTACGGGGCGCGCGAAGATCGCTGCGGGCCTCGCGAGCGCGGGCCTCAAGTAAGCCGTGCACAAAATGTTGTAAACCCGTGGCGTTCCTGTTAAAGTAAGTCACGGGTTACTTTACCCATTTTCTTTTCGAAAGGAAGATTGATATGCCATTGCTGCGAGAAGAAGCCGACAAGCTGAGTAACAACCAGCTGGTCGCAGGCGTGATCGAGGAAATCATCGACAAGGATGAGCTCTTCGCGCTCCTGCCGTTCGTCGGCATCAACGGAAAGGCTTACGTCTACGATCGCGAGAGCACCCTGCCGGACGCAGAGTTCTACGACGTGAACGACGAGCTGGATGAATCGGCTGGCACGTTCACCGAGGTCGTGGCGAAGCTGCGCATCCTCGCTGGTGACGTGGACGTCGACAAGTTCCTGCAGGAAACCGAGTCCGACACGAACGATCAGCGTGCTACGCAGATCGGTCTGAAGGCCAAGGCGGTTGCCCGCAAGTTCAAGCGCACGATCGCTCAAGGCGATTCGACGGCCAACGCGAAGGAATTCGACGGCCTGCCGAAGATGGTGTCGGCTGCCCAGACGCTCGACGCAGGCGGTGCTGCCAACGGCGCAGCGCTCACGCTGTCGATGCTCGACGAGCTCGGCGATGCGGTCATCAACGGCGCGGACGCATACGTGATGCGTCCGGGCACGATCCGCGCATACCGCGCGCTGCTGTATGCAACCGGCGGCATCCAGCCGGCGATGGTCGAAGTGCCGAACTTCGGTCAGGCGATCCTCGGCCACAACGGCATCCCCATCCTCCGTAACGACTTCCTGTCGAACACGGAGACGAAGGGCACCAACACGAACACGTGTTCGGTGTATGCGGTTCGCCTGAACGAACTGGACGGCTTCCACGGCCTCTGGGGCGGCAAGCAAGCCGGCATTCGCGTCGAGGACATCGGCACGGTGCAGAACAAGGATGCAGACCGCATCCGCGTGAAGTGGTATTGCGGCTCGGCGCTGAAGTCCACGCGCTCGCTGGCACGTCTGCGCGGCGTGACGAACGTCTAAACGTTCGGCTGCTAGAGTAAGTCACCCGTGACTTACTTTCGCGTAAAATAAAGGGCATGGGCTTCGGCTCATGCCCTTTTGCATATGAGCACATGAGGAACCTCACATGAAGATCAAGATGGTCCAGCCGGGCTACGAGCAGTTCACGGGCAACTTCGGCGGCGTTGAATTCGTCGACGGCGTGTCGGTCGCTGACGTCGCGCCGATGATTGCCACGCGCATCGCCAACGTCGTGCGTGTTGAGAACGCCGAAGACGGCGTGAACCCGTCGGCATCGCAGACGGCGCTCGACAGCTACTCGACGCCGATGGCGCTGCGCCCGCAAGACGTGCCGGCCGAGAAGCCCCAGAAATACACGGAAGCCGATCTCGAAGCCATCGCTGGCAAGGAAGGCATCAAGGGTCTGCGCAAGATCAGCGATCCGCTGGGCGTGAAGAGCAACGGCATTGCCGAGCTCATCGGGCTGATTCTCAAGTCGCAGGCACCGGCCGACACCGCGCAGTTCTTGGGCGAAGTGCCCTCGGACGTCGTGAAGGCTGAAGATGCCCCGACCGAAGCGCCGGCTGCGGAGTAAGGCATGAACAAGTATCTCGCCGGTGAAACCGTCACCGTTACCTTTCCGATTGATGAAAGTCAGGGCGCGATGCCGGCCACGGCGAGCTACCGCCTGCTCGATGAAAACGAAGCCGTGCTCATCGAGCAGAGCATCGCGACCGACCCCGCCAATGGCGCGGTCACGATCGTCATCGACGGCACGAAGAACCAACTGCCGATCGACGTGATTCGCTTCGCGTATGAAAACCATGACGTGCAGGCCGTGCGCGCCGCGCGCATCGTGCAGATCACGCTCGCCATGCCCAGTGGCACCTACCGCGCCTCCCAGACGTATCTGATCGAGGCCGCGTCGTTGCTGGTGCCTGGCACCAACAGCTTCCAGACGATGACGAAGGCCAACCTCGTCGCGTTGGAGATTCCCCAGCTCAACGGCTGGGCTGCAGCCACCGACGAGCAGAAGATCGCCGCGATGGTGCAGGCACGACTGAACCTCGGCCAGCTGCGCTACCGCTACCGGTTCGACGACAACTGGATGAACTACGTGATGCCGGAGTTCGCGCTCTACGCGATCACCTCGCTCTCGCAGGACGAGTATGTCCAGCTGCCCGCGGCGTTCCGTCACAACCTGGAGCGCGCGCAGGTGATCGAGGCCGACTACCTGCTCAACGCCGACCCGGTGATGGCCCGGCGCAATCAGGGCATCGTGTCCGAGACGGTGGGCGACTCGACCACGAGCTTCAACCCGATTCGACCGCTCACGGGCCTCGTGTGCCCGCGCGCCATGCAGGAAATGTCGCGCTACGTGCTGCGCCGCACCCGACTCTCGCGGACCTGAAGCCATGAAAAACGTCATCATCGACACCCTCGGCGAGTTCGCCGCATCGCAGACCGCCGGCTACCAGGCGGCGCTCTTCAATCTGGTGAGCGAGGGTATGAACGTCACGGCCCCGCCGCGGCGCCTGGCCTTAGCCACCATGCAGCGCTTGCAGGCAAGCACGCTCACCGCGCTCGCAGCCGTGTTCGACACGGCCGTGACCGACATCGTGCATGCGGCGATCGTCAACGCGCACCCGGACGCCCCTGACGCGCTCGTCGCGGCCATCTCGGCTGATGCCGCCTCCACCCGCAACGCGGTGCTCGGCACCGTGTCCGCGGCGCTCTCGAAGGACGCAGAGGTCGCCCATGCACGGCTGCGCGAGTTCGCGCTCAAGGTGGAGCTCGTGCTCGCAGCGGGCGGGCGCGGCTACAGCTCGGCCGTCATGCACGCGGCGATCGCCGAGCGGCAGCGCGGCATCACCTTCGGGCAGACCGACACGCTCGGGCGACGCTGGAAGAGCGCGCAGTTCGTCGCGGCCACGCTGCGCGGGGCGCTTCAGCACGTCTACGCTGATGCATTCGTGCGCGCAGCCGCCGCGCGGGGCGATGAAGGTGTCGCGCTGCAGTATGCGGACCCCGAGCACGAGGGCCACGGAGACGTGATCCCGATGTCCGGGTATCTCGATGTGCGCAACGAGATTTTTCATCCGAACTCTCGCGCGACGCTCGCGCGGGTGGACACGCAAGGGGGCGGCGATGTTTCGGGGCAATAAGCCGTGCATCGTGGCCCTGGCGGGTGAGCGCAACCTCTACGGCGAGGAGCAAGCGCCAGCCGCGGGCGTCACCGAGCGCTGTGCGGTGGTGGAGCTCATCCAGAAGGCGGCCATGACCAACCAGCGCGCGCAGATGGCGGGCTCGATGGCTCACGCCGAAGATCTGGCGATCACCAGCAAGATCAGGCTGGAACCCGGCACGGTGGCGGTCCTTGGTGCGCAGATCACGGTCGATGGCGTGCAGCTGCGCGTCGTCTCGATCACGCCCAAGAACACCACCTACGGCCAGCTCGATCACTACGACGTGGAGTGTGTGCCGTGGGTCTAGTCAAGAGCAACTTCAACCCCGAGATGCTGGCGCTGAAGATTCAGCGCATGGGCGACAGCGCTGCGCGCCGCATTCTGGGTGTGATGCGGGAAGAGGGCGACAAGATCGCGGAGCTCGCGCGTGAGAACGCACCGGTCGATGACGGCGAGCTTGAGGAAGCGATTCAGGTGGTCGAGAACCGTGGCGGGCCGAACGGGCGCACGGTGGTGAGCGTGCAGGTCGATCCGACGGCCACCGACAGCAAAGGGGTGCCGGTCATCCAATACGCGCGGATCATGCACGAGGCGCTTGCGCCCTACGGCACGGGTGCGTTTCACCTCGGGCCTGCCTCGCGTGCGAAAGACGGCGGCGGCGGGCGCGTCGGGGGCAAGTTCATGGAGCGCGCGATGCGATCCCGCATTGGCGAGATGGGCAAGAAGGTCAAGCAGATCGTGAAGGAGTCGACGTAATGCACCTGGAACCGATTGCGGCGCTGCTCGAGGAGAAGGGCATCGGCAAGCGCGCCAAGACGATTTTCATCAACGAGATGCGGGTCGAGGACTCGGGCATCCTGCTCAAGCCCGACTACAAGGGCACGGCGATCGACCCGGAGCTGCCTGGCTACTTCAAGGGCGCATTCGCCCTTGTGGTGCGGGCCAAGGGCTACGCGGCGGGCGCCGCGCTCATCAAGCGGGCGATGGATGCGCTCTGGATCGAGCAGCAAACGGAGCTCGCCGACGGCATGACGGTGAAGTGGTGCCGCGCACGCACGCTGCCGATCAACTACCCGGTGCCCGCCACCGGCGTCACCGAGTTCGTGGTGAACATTGACTGCTGCTATGTCAAGCCTGTATAGTATAGTAACGAGTTACTTACCGTAACTCCGACCTCTTTGCAAAGGAGTTTTGAGTGGCAAGCGATACCAAAAACGTAAAGATGGGCGTCTGCCTGGTCTACTACAAGGGCGTGGATCTGGGCTACACCCAGGGCGGCGTCCAAGTGACCGTGACCACGGAAACCCACAAGACGAACGTGGACCAGTTCGGCAAGACCACCGTCAACGAGCAGATCATGAGCCGTGACGTGTCGGTGAAGGTGCCGCTGGCTGAAACCACGCTCGAAAACCTCGTCGCGACGATGCCGGGCGCATCGCTCTCGGGCACGGGCGCCGACAAGAAGGTGATCGTCACGACCGGCGTTGGCATGTCGCTGCTCGACATCGCCGGCGAGCTGCGCCTGCACCCGAAGGACAAGGCAGTGGACGACTACAGCGAGGACTTCGTGATCCCGCTGGCAGCAACGTCGGGCGGCCTGAACTTCGCCTACGAAGTCGAAAAGGAACGAATCTTCGACGTGACCTTCCAGGGCTACCCGGACTCGGCCACCGAAGAGCTGTTCGCCATCGGCGGTGCGCCGACGGTCACCCCGTAACGGGCGAGTAAGTCACCCGTAACTTGACACAAGGCCGGCTCACGCCGGCCTGCCTACATCGGATACCTCATCATGAGCCAAGTGAAAGTCCTGAATCTCGACACCCTGCCCACGAGCGCCCCGCAACGCGTGGTGACCATCGGCGGCGTCGAATACCCGGTGAAAGAGATGGACGTCGAGGGCTTCATCGAGACGAACCTCGCCGCTGACCGCCTGAAGGATCAGACCGATCCGAAGGTGCAGATCGAAGAAATGATCGCCTCGATCAAGCGCGCGGTGGAGATCCCCGACGCGGTGTTGAACAAGCTGCCGCTCGAAAAGCTCGGCGTGCTGGTCGCCTTCCTGCGCGGGCTGTTCGATCCCGACAAGAAGGACGTCGAAGGTGCTGCGGGCACCGAGGGCGACGCCGAAAAAAAGTAACGCTGCCGGGTGATGAGAAGGAGGTCGATCTTGACTTCAGCCTGCTCTTCACCCGCGTGCAACGGCATTACCGCATGACGTATTGGGAAGTGATGGCACTTCCCATTCGCGCTTTCTGGACTCTGAACCGCAACATCAACCGGCTGCTCGCGGAAGAAGACCTCCGCGCCATGATGATGCACATGGCCCGCCAAAGCCCCGAGGGCGCGCGGGATCATGAAATCAAGCTCCGAGCCGAGCTCTATCAGACGGAACAGAAGTTCGATCCGCTGAACGAGAAGAGAGACGAAGCGGGCTTCGCGGAGCTGAAAGCGATGGTGGCCCGTCCGACACAGTGACAGGACGAAGATGGCAAGCAACCTCGAAAACGTAGGCTATAACCTGATCCTCGATGACTCGGGGTTCAGGGTCACCGCGCAGAGCACCGCCGCGCAGCTCAAGGCGCTCGAAGCGCAGTTCGCGAGCACCGGGCAGGGTGTCAAGGCCATCGAGCGGAAGATCAACTCGGCCGGGGTTGCGTTTCACCAGTGGGTCACCACCATCGGCGCGGTTAAGTTCGCGCTGATGGACATCGACAGCGTGTTCCTCACGCTGCCGCGCTCGATCATGGAGACGGCCGGCGAGCTCGAAAAGCTCACCACGGTCCTGAAGGGCTTGTCCACCGCCGCGGACGAAGCGGGCCGCAACGCGGACGCCGCGCTCGGCAAGAAGTTCATCCTGAACCTCGAACAGAACGCGCCGTTCAAGCTCGCCGCGCTCACCGACACGTTCGTCAAATTCAAGACCGTCGGCATCGACCCCACCAAGGGGGCGATGGAAGCGCTCATCAATCAGGTTGCGAAATACGGCGGCGGGTCCGAACAGCTCAAGAGTGCGTCGCTTGCGATTCAGCAGATGGCGGGCAAGGGCGTCGTCTCGCTGCAGGAGCTCCGACTCCAGCTCTCGCAGGCCATTCCCAACGCGGCGCAGGCAATGGCCGACGGCATGGGTATGTCGATGGGCGAATTGACCAAGAAGATCTCCACCGGCACGGTGAGCTCCGAGATGGCGATTCGCAAGATGCTCGCGGTGTTCACGCTCGACTCGCTTGGCTCCGCTGCCGAGCAGATGAAGACGTGGCAGGGCGAGATCGAAAAGCTGAACGTGCGCTGGGAGCTTTTCAAGAACGACGTGGCCGAAGCCGGCATGTTCGACGCGGCCAAGAAAGAGCTCGAGGACATCATGGGGCTCTTCGGCACGGAGACGGCGAAGAACTGGTCCAAAGACCTGTCGAACTCGTTCGTCTCGATGATCGGGCTCTTCCACGACGGGCGCGAGGTGCTGCAAGAATACATTCCGCAATTGCTGACCATCAGCAAGCTGGTATTGGCCGCCTTCGCCACGAACATGCTGTCGAACTTCCTGACGGGCATGCGCAACGCGGTCGTCGGCATGAACGCGTCGTGGCGCGAATACGCCGCCAACGCGATCACGGCACAGGGGGCGGTTGCCGCCAAGCAATTGTCGGTGACCGAGCAGATCCTCGCCGCAGATGCGAAGCGCATGGCAAGCATCGCGCAGGAAAGTGAGCTGCGGCAGGAGGCGCTTGCGCGCGAGATCGCCAACAATCAGAAGCTCATGCTCATCTACGACGCGGCCGATGCCCGTCGGGACGCCGCGCGCCAGGCCGAGTATGCCAAGGAGATCGCCAACAACGAGAAGCGCCTGGCCGCGAACATGGCGTTTCTTGCTCAGCTGAAGGCAGAGCACGCTGCCTATGAAGCTGCGCTCGTGCCCCTGCAATTCAACTCTATGAAGCTCGGGCAGGCGAACAGCCCAGCTACGGCCGCCGAGTATGTCGCCGCGCAGAAGCAGACCGACGCGATGCAGCGCAACGTTCAGTTGACCGCCGCGCAGATCGACGTTGTGACGCGCGACACCGCGGCGCTCATGGAGAAGACTGCAGCGCTCAAGGGTGTCGCCGCCGCTGAACTCGCGAACGCAGAGGCTACCGGGCGCAACAGCGCGATGTTGGTCGCGCACAACGCCGAGCTCGCGACCGGTATTCGCGCCGAGCGCGAGATGGTCAACAACATGGCCGCAATGACGCGCGGCGCCGCGATGATGGAATCGGGCCTTCTCAAGCTCAAGTTCGTCTTCAACGCGCTCGGCGGCTGGATCGGCCTCGTGTCGATTGCGGTGGTCGCGGGCATCGGCTTCTGGCAGAAGTATCGGCAGGCGGCCAAGGACGCGGCACAGGCAGCGCTCGACGCGGCCAACGTCAAGAACATCATCGCCAAGGGCGAAGCGGACAAAGACGCCGTGGCGCGCCAGAACACGGCGCTCACCAACAATCAGGCCGAGCTGGGCCTGGTCGAGACGCAGATCCAGAACCGCAAGAACGGGATCGGCGACGACGGCACGACCATGATCCCCCGCGCGGGCGAGAACGATCCCGAGGTGAAGGCGCTTCGGGCGAAGGCCGCGGCGCTGCGCTCGGCCGGCGAAGACATCAAGCGGGTGCGTGACCAGCTCCAGGCGCAGGTCGATGACAAGAGCGCCGAGCTCGCGAGCCACAGCTACGCGAACCAGTATGAGACGGAGACGAATAAGCAGCTCTCCGGGCTGACGGCCGCGAAGAGCCGCGAGATCGCAACGCTGCAGACGAACTTCGCCAAGACAACGGCGACGATGGACAAGCAGTCGAAGGAATACACGGCGCTTGCCAATCAGCTGGCGACCGACAAGAACAAGGTCGAGCAGAAGATCAGCACGGACTATATCGCGGCGCTCAACAAGCGGCAGGCCGAGCTCGCCGATGCGATCGTCAACAACAAGTTCACGGGCAAAGGCAAGGAGCTTGAGGCGCAGAAGCTCGCGGCGGCCAGGGAGCAGGAGCGCATTGCTCAGCAGCTTTCGAACGCCCAGAGCGGCCTGCAGGCACTTGCCGCGCCCAATGAATATGTCGCGGGCAAGGACAAGAAGACGGCGGCCGCCAAGCCGCCGACGGACCTCTTCGCCAAGAAGAACGCCGACATCAAGTCGCAGCTCGCGCAGGCAACCAACGAGCTGAAGATGATCGTCTCGGGCGCCTCCGAGTATGACCAGATTCGCGTGGGCGCCGAGGCCAAGATCCGCGCGATCTGGGAGAACGGCGAACTCGACACGAAGGGCCACGGCAAGGGCGCGAAGAACAGCCGCCCGGCTTGGGACAGTGCGGAGGTGCGGGGACTCATCGACGATGAGACGATGCTCAAGATCACTGAGAATGCCAAGAGCCAGATGGAATCGCTCAAAGGCAAGCTCGCGCCGCTCGCCGCTGAGTATCAGGAGAGCATCAAGAAGCTGATGGCCGGCGACGTCTCCACACCTGACTCCGACGAGAGCAACGGGCGCGGCGCGATCAAGTTCCTCGAGAAGCTCGGCACTAAGTCGACCGAGGCGGCCAAGAAGATTGCGCCGGTTGTCGAATACATGAAGTCGGTCCAACTCCAGGCCGATCAAGTCGACATGGTGAAGTTCACGCGCGAGATCGTGAAGACCGATCAGGACACGCAAGCGCAATTGATCGAGAACACGCGCGACCGCATCACCGCGCAGATCGCGCTGGAGAATGACCGGTGGGAGAAGGCGGCCAAGGCGCGGCTCGATACCGTGAAAGCCGACGGCGGCAATGCGGACAGTGAACAGGCGATGATCGACGCCGCGCGCGTCACGCGCAACGCCGAGAACATCAAGAAGCTGCGCACGCCGATGGAGCAGCTCGCGATCGACTGGCAGGACACGACCGAGCAGATGGCGAAGAAGACGACCTCGTGGTCCGAGTCGACCATCGACGCGTTCGTGACCCTCGCGAAGACCGGCAAGCTGTCGTTTGGCGACCTGTTCGAGTCGATCGCCACCGACATGCTGAAGATCAGCCTCCAGAAGTCGATGGGCGGCGGCCTGCAGCAGCTCTACGACGGCATCGGTCAGAAGTTCACGAACATCATCGGCAGCAACAGCAAGGCGTCGGGTGGCGAAGCGGCCGCCGGCGCCGCAGCGGGTTCGGCGGGCAGCGGGATCATGAACTTCCTGCAGCACCCGATTGATGGCGTCACCTCGCTCTTCAACAAGCTCACGGGTTCAGGCGACACGCTCAACTCGAAGATGGTCGAGCAGGCGCGCCAGGCAATCATCGGCACGAGCGCCGACACGACCACCGCGAACAGCGTCATCACGCTCGGCAACGCTGCGCTCTACGCCGCGCAAGCGCTCGCGTCGATGGGTGGCGGCGGCGGGGGCGGCATTGGGGGCGCACTTGTAAGCATCGCGGGTGCCGCTGCATCGGCTTACTTCGGCGGTGGCACGGCCACGGGCACGGCGCTCACCTCCACGCAGGCGTTCGGCAGCGGCCTCTCGGGCGAAACCAACATGAGCACGCTGATGGGCGTGCAGGGCGGCACCAACACGCTCGGCAACTACGTGTATCAGGGCGGCGCGATGTCGAACCAATACAAGTTCGCCGACGGCGGGATCATGACCGAGATGGGGCCGCTCGCGCTGCGCAAGTATGCCAACGGCGGCATCGCCAACTCCCCGCAGGTTGCGGTCTACGGCGAGGGCAGCATGAACGAGGCGTTCGTGCCGCTGCCCGATGGCCGGAGCATCCCCGTGACGATCACCGGCGGCCAGCAGGGTGCAAGCGCGGGCAGCGCAGCGCCGTCGGTGACCGTGAACGTTATCAACCAGACCGGCCAGCAGGTCAGCGCACAGCAAGGCTCGCCCCGCTTTGACGGGCGCCAGATGATTCTGGACGTCGTGCTGTCGGCGTCGACCACGCCGGGCCCCTTCCGTGACGGACTGAAAGGCGCATTGAAATGAACACCTACACGACTTTGCCGCACAACGACTTGCTCGATTCGAGCAAGTTCCAGCCGGAGAAAGAGAACCCGGCGATGGCCTCCAAGATGGACGGAGGCTATGTCGTCACCCGGCCGAAGCACACGCGAAAGCCCCGGCGCACGTTCGCGTGCGGCTTTACCGATTTCACCGACGCCCAGCGCGCCGACATCGACGCGCACTTCGATGCGATGCACGGCGGCAGCGCGATCTTCTACTTCGTGCACCCGGTCAGCAAGGAGACGATCTACGTGCGTTACACGACCGATACGACGATGCAGTGGACCAACGCCGGCAAGGGCATGAATCCGCTGTGGTCCGTCACCTTCAAGTTGCAGGAGGTTTAAGTGCCAAACCCAGTATCCGTTGCAAGCATCATCGAGAAGAACAAGGTCGGCAGTGCCGTTCCCTATCTGGCCTTTCTCGACGTGGGCGTGCTCGACCCGACCACGGGCGCCGTCGCCCAGACGTTCTACTACGTGAACAACACCGAGGAGGTGGTGCGCCGCGGCATCACCTACCAGCCGATGCAGTTTTCGCTGGAGCTCAAGACGCAGGCGGGCAGCCAGCCGCAGATCACCGTCTCGATCTTCGACTACACGCGTGCGGTCATCCAGACGATGAACGACTACGGCGGGGGCACCGACTTTCCGGTGACAGTGCGCGTGTGTCAGACCGGCGGCCTCGATGAAGAGCCTGATGTCGAGGAGCACTTCACGATCGTGCAGGCAAGCGCCGACAACTACGTCGCGAACTGGACGCTGGGCGCCGAAAACGCGCTCACCAAGCAGTTCCCGCGCCGCCAGCAGCGCCGCGACTTCTGCCAGTGGGTCTATCGCGACGGCCGGACGTGCCGCTACAACGGCGCGATGCCCGCGTGCGACCGCACGCTCGCAGGTCCAATGGGCTGCAAGGCCCACGATAACGTCATCAACTTCGGCGCGATGCCGAACTTGGTATCCAGCAACCTCTTCGTCGCGTAAAATGAGTGAGTCACCCGTTACTTACGTGGACCTGCTTGGCGCGCCGTTCCGAAAGGGCGGCCGCGGCCCTGACGAGTTCGACTGCTACGGCCTCGTCAAGTATCTGATCCACCGCGCCACCGGCCAGGTGGTGCCGGACTATGTGACGCCCGACGACACGGGCGCCACGCACGCGCTGATGATTACCTCGCGCGAGTTCTGGCGCCGACTGCCCGGGCCGAAGGTGGGCTCGATGATCTTCTTCAGGATCGGCCGGGAGGTCTGCCATGTGGGTTACATGATAAGTAACGGGTTATTCATTCATGCGTGGGAGCCATCAGGCGGCGTGACGGTGGAGCGGCTCTCGCAGTGGGAAAAACGGATCGACGGGTTCTATGAATACATCGAAGGCTAAGGCGGCACCGCAGTTCGTGAAGGTCCGACGGGTGGTCAACCCGTTCGACCCGATGCGCGACATTCGCGAAGAGCAGTGGAAGTGGCGCAAGACCTATTCGCTCGCGCGCTATCTGCCGCTGGGCGAGGCGACCGATGTGGTGGTGTCGGTCAATGGCCGCGCCATCGAGCGCGGGCAGTTCGACAAGACGCGCCTTCAGCCCAATGACTTCGTTGTGATCTGCCCGGTGCCGCGCGGCGGCGGGGGCAAGGGCATCCTGCGCATCGTCGGCATGATCGTGATCGCGATCGCCTCGGTCTACACGGGCGGCGCAGCGGCGGCGGCCTATGGCGGCGTGGGCACGGCAGCGGGTGCGGCAGCGGGTGCTGCAGCGTCGGCGGCTGTCACGATCGCAGGCTCGATGCTGCTCAATGCGGTGCTGCCGCCGCCGGTGGCGACCGTCTCGTCCAATAACGGCCTCTCGGCCAGCTCGACCTACGGCGCCGATGGGGCAAAGAACACCAGCGCCGAGATGATCCCGACGCCCGTGCCCTACGGCAACTTCCGTATGGCGGGCAACATCATCGGTGTGCACACGGAGGCTGACGGCAACAGCCAGATCCTCTACATGCTCATCAATGCCGGGGAGGGGCCGATCGCCTCGATCTCCGACATCAAGATCAACGATCGGCCCATCGCGGAATTCACCAACGGCGGCGAAGTCTCGGTGCAGACGCGCCCCGGCGACGCGCTGCAAACGCCGATCGACTGGTTCAACGCCGTCATCACGCCCTACCAGAAGAACGTGAAGCTGCCCAACGATGGCAGCTATCTCTACTTCTCCACGCAGGGCAATGTCGAAGCCATGCGGCTCGACTTCAATTTCCCGTCGGGCCTTTACTCGATCGATACGTCGAGCGGCAACGTCGTCGAAAATTCGGTGGCGATCGACGTCGAATACCGGCAGGCGGGCAGCTACGCGGACAACAACTCGGGCTGGCAGCCGTTCACGGTCACCGCGCCGCGCTATGTGACTGCGCGCGTGTGCCCGATCACGAAGCTCGGCGTGGGCAATATGCCGAGCCACTGGCTTCGAGAGGTCGGCTATACGTGGGACGGCACGCAGGTCATCACGGACCTGAACGTCACGACCGACAACGGCGACGTGCCCGACATCGTGCGTCAGACCGCGCTCGCGAAATACGGCAGCTACATCGGCAAGCAGGTCGACGATTGGCCGGTGAAAGAGGCGGGCAACGTCTCGGTGGGTGTGAATGTGCCCGCAGGCAGCGGTGCGCTCGTCGTCACCGAAAAATTGCGCGCCACCGCCCGGCGCACCTTTACCTCGCCGCAGCTCACGCAGGGCAAGTATGAAGTGCGGGTGCGCCGCAACAAGAATTACATCGACTACTCGGTCAATCTGGACAAAGGCAACCGGATCACGACCAAGACCGACAACACGTCGTCCTCGGACTGCTACCTCGGCGACCTGAATGAAATCGTCTATCAGGGCGTGGGCTACAACCACACGGCGCTGCTCGCGGTGCGCGTGAGGATGGACGATCAGATTTCGGGCGTGCCGAACGTGTCCTTCCTGAACGGCGGGCGTGTCATCTCGACGTTCAGCCGGGCAAACGGCGTCATCACCGAGTCGATCAAGGCGAGCAACAACCCCGCCTGGGTGCTGTGGGATGCGCTCACGCACTGGCGCTATGGCGCCGGCATTGACCCGAGCCGTCTTGACCGCTCGGCATTCCTGGATCTCGCCGAATACTGCGACGCAAACGGCCTCACCTACGACGGCGTGTTCGACACGAACATGAACGTGTGGGATGCCTGCAACTACATCGCACGCGCCGGGCATGCGCAGCTGGTGCCGGTGGGCACGCGCTACTCGCTCGTGATTGAGCGCCCCTCGGACCCGGTGATGCTCTTCGGCATGGGCAACATCGTCGAGGGCACATTCAAGCAAAGCTGGATGGCGCGCACCGACCGCGCGACCGAAATCGACGTCACGTTCTCGGATAAGGACGACGACTACAAGAGCAAGACCGTCAAGGTAGCCGATGCGTCGGCAGCGCTCGAGGGCCGCCCGCAGAACGCCGCGCAGATCACCGCCTACGGCGTGGTCGATATCAAGCGCGCGTATCGGGAAGGCGCGCTCCAGCTCAACATCAACCGGTATCTCACGCAAACCTGCGAGTGGCAGTCGCCCATCGAGTCGATAGCGTGCACGGCGGGCGATGTCGTGCTCGTGCAGCACGATCAGCCGGCATGGGCCGAATCCGGGCGTCTCGCGCCGGGCAGCACCTCAACGGTCATCAAGCTGGACAAGACCGTCAAGATGGAGGCGGGCAAGACCTACAAGCTGCTCGTGCTCGCCAACACGGCGGTGCGCGGCACGGGCCATGTGACGAGCGTGAACGGTCAGTTTATCGGCGTGGCGGGCACGCCGACGGACTACCGCGTGCGGCGCATTCGCAACTCGGCAGGCGCCGAGGCCGGCGTCACGGCCGCTGTGCCCGATGGCGTCTATGTGGACTCCACCGACGGCTTCGCGCTCGGCCAGGCGGTCACGTTCTACGACACGGACGTCATCGAGGACCACGACGTCGTGCTGAAGATCGGCGACAGCGACACGGTGACGATCACCGCGCCGATGTCATTCGTGCCGGACGCGTTCGTCAACTATATGTTCGGCGAAACGCAGAAGGTCAGGAAGCCCTTCCGCATCACGCAGATCACGCTCGGCTCAACCGATATGACGCGCGCCATCTCGGCGCTCGAATACCGCGCCGAGGTGTATGACCTCTCCAGCTACGGCGACGTCGCCTCGACGCTCACCCCGCCGATGCTCGACCCGTCGCAGGCAGCGATCGGCGTCGTCCAGAACTTGACCGCCTACGAGGAAACCTACGTCCAGGGCGCGCAGATCCTCTCGCAAGTGCGCGCGGCGTGGGCGCAGCCGGTCGCTGGCAACTACGCGGGCGCGGACGTCTTTCTGCAAAAGAATGGCGGCGCCTTCACGAAGGTGGGCACGGTCAAGGCCGACACGAGCTTCGTGGTGCCGGGCGTCGCCAAGGGCGACCGGCTGACCATCAAGGTGCAGGCATACGACGTCTGGGGCAAGTTCAGCTCCTACGATCAGGCGCCGATGGTGAGCTACACGGTCGTCGGCAATGTCTCGAACCTCTCCAGCGCGATCGTCTCGGGCGCCGACTACCTCTGGGCGGGGCGCGACTGCAAGCTCTACTGGAACTACAACTCGGTCACGAGCTCCTTCGAGTTCGGCAGCGAGCCGGACGGCGCCGACGCGGGCACGCGCGACCCCCACTTTCAGGACTACGAGATCCGCGTCTACGACACGGCGACCTACGGCACGAAGAACCAGAAGGTGCTGCGCACCGAGCACACGACCGACAACTCCTACATCTACACGTTCGAGAAGAACTTCGCCGACGGCTTGCACCGCAAGGTGACCTTCGAGATCGCCGTGCGCGATGTGTTCGGCCATATCGGCAAGCCGGCCGTGCTCGACGCGTATAACCCGCCGCCGACGGTCACGAGCGCAAGCACCAACGCCAACTTCGAGGCGATCACGGTCGCCTTCACGCACAGCGACGACCCGGACTACGCCGGCGCGCAGATCAAACTGCGCTGGGCGGGCGACCTCGCCAGCGCTCCGGTGCCGGTGGCCTATGACGGCCCGGACACGACCGTGCTGCTCTCGGGTCTGATGTTCAACTCGGACTACTACATCACGATCGTTCCGTATGACGCCTTTGGCCTCGACGAGACAATCCCGACCAACGAGATCCACGTCCACACGCCGTTCCTCGACGTCGAGGCAATCGCCGAAGGGATTCTCTCCGAGTCGAAGCTGCAGCCGGAGCTCAAGACGCGCATCGACCTCGTGGATGCGCCTGAGTCGATCATCGGCTCGGTGAACCAGCGGCTTGCCGACGCGAAGACCAAGCTCTCGGGCGACCTGACGGCGGCGATCGCCAACGAGCAGACGCTTCGGCAGGGCGCGGACAACAGCATGGCCGCGCAGATCACGACGCTCGTGTCGGCAAGCAACGCCAACACCGCGGCGATCACCTCCGAGCAGACCGCTCGCACGACCGCTGACACGGCGCTCTCGACGCGCATCGACACTGTTGCGGCCAACACGGGCAGCAACACGGCAGCCGTGCAGCAGGAGGCCACCGCGCGCACGAACGCGGACACGGCGCTTGCCACGCAAATCAACACGGTGGCCGCGGCCTACGGCGTCGATGCGTCGAACCTGTGCGCAAACCCGGTGGCAGCCGGCGGCTCGAACGCGGGCTGGTCGGCCAACACGGCAGTGGGCGGCACGACGCTCGACGTCCCGCTGCAGGCGCCCGCGGCCTACGTGTTCAAGCAGAACGTTCGCGACAACCGCTACACGACGCGCACGGTTCCAGTCACGGGCGGGCAGACGCACTACCTGGAGATGCGCGCAGCGACGCCGGTCTCCGCCGTGCCGATCTACCTCGGGCTGCATCTGACCGGCCCCGGCAAGACCGACTTTTACGCTTGGGCTGGATCGCTCACCGCGACGAGCGCATGGACGCGCGTGGCGGGCACGGTGACGATCCCCGACGGCTACACCACCGCCGAGCTCTACGTGCTGATCGACTTCGCTGCAGGCTCGGCGAACGACAAGAACCGCTGGTATTACACCGACGTCGAGTGGCGCGCCGCCTCCCTCGTGCAGCCGGCGATGGCCGCCATCAGCACCGAGCAGACCGCGCGGGCCTCGGCCGACAGTGCGCTCTCGACCCGCATTGATAGCGTCAACGCGTCGCTCGGCACGACCAACGCGAACGTGCAGACGGAGATCAACGCACGCGCATCCGGCGACCAGGCGAACGCGAGCCAAATCTCGACCCTGCAAACGACCGTTGGCGGCCACACGACGAGCATCCAGCAGCAATCGTCGACCATCAACGGGCTGAGCGCGCAATACACGGTCAAGATCGACAACAACGGCCTCATCACGGGCTTCGGCCTGGCGTCGTATCCGACCTCGCAAGGCATCGTGGGCGAGTTCTCGGTGCACGCGCAGCGTTTCTCGGTGTGGATTCCGGGCTACCCGGGCATTCAGCCGTTCACGATCGGCGTGGTCAACGGCGTGCCGCGCGTGGTCATCAGTAATGCGTTGATCGGCGACGCGTCGATCAACAGCGCGATGATCGGCTACGCGCAGATCAACTCGGCCCACATCAACAATGCGCAGATCAAGACGGCGCACATCGATACGGCCCAGATCGACACGCTGCGCATCGGGACGAACGCCGTCTCGACGATGGTGACTTCCAGCGGCGCCAACGACTTGTCAGTGAGCTATTACTCGTCGGGCGGCGCGGTGATGGTGCTCGCGCAGACGATGACCACTGGCGGCATTCTCTATCTCGACGGACAGCAGATCGCCTACACCTTCGGCGGCGGCGGCAACGTCACCTCGACGATTGTCTGGAGCACGAATGGGCTTGCTGCGGGCTGGCACACGTTCCGGGTGTCGGTCAACTCCATCATCTCGATCACGATTTTTGAGGCAAAGCGATGAACGACCCGATCCAGCAGATGCAGACTTCTTACGTGCTGGCCGACTCGGCAGGCCGCATCACGCAAGTAGGACAGATGCCGCGCTTCATGATCGACAAGCAGGTGCCGCCCGCCGGCGGCAGCCTTGTGATCGGCAAGGGGCACTGGGATACCGACTACGTGAGCGGCGGGGTCATCGTGCCGCGCCCGGCGAACCCCGGCGCGCTCGACGGCATGACGCTCAAGAACCTGCCCGCGCCGTGCACGATCACCCTCGAAGGAGTCGATTACGCATGCACGGACGACACCTGTGAGCTTTCGTTCAGCCACGCGGGCACCTTTTCGATCAAGGTCACGCCGGCCTGGCCGATGCTCGACGCCACTTTTGAGGTTACGCAAGCATGAAGATCCACCACAAGATCGACGTCGCGCCGCGCCGCGCGGCCGACTACATGCCGGTCGGCGAGCAGCTGGACGCGCTCATGAAGGGGCTCGCGGCGCTGAAGGAGCAGGGCGTCGCGCTGCCGCCCGAGACTGTCGCGTGGATCGAGCACTGCCAGAGCGTGAAAGCTGCACACCCGAAAGCCTGATTAGTTTGCCTAGTAAGTAACCCGTGACTTACAATCGAGGAGATAACAGTCTCCTCGACAAGGGTTCCTGCAT